AGGTAAACTTTGGGGTTGGGGTAGAAACACACATGGTCAGCTAGGTCTAGGTAACACGACAGATCAATTAGTACCTATCGAATTAACAGCCGTATCTGGCTCACTCCTGGAAAACAAAAAAGTAATTCATGTGATGGCATGTCAAGGGGATGATGATGAAGGCAGAGTTTATGTATTAACGACTGAAGGTAAAGTTCTTTATGCTGGCAGAAATCTAAGCTATGGAATCTATAGTGGTTTATATAAAACATCTAACAACTCTAACCAAGCTGATTTTTCAGAGCTTACTAACGCATCTACTTTATGGAATAGCAATAACCAAAAAGTTATTTATATGACTATGAGTGATTCAGAAAGAAGTACTTTATATTTTATAACTGATGGCGGTACAACAGGTCATTCACAGAAAGTATATGCTACAGGGTCTAACAGCTATGGTCGTTATGGAGCAGGGGTAAGTACTACTCATGGTGCTACTGCTTCTGCACAAGGTAACTGGTTTGGTGCTGAAATTAAATTTAGAGACTTTGGAGATTTATCAAATGGTACTAACAACAGCAGACCTAATGAAACTACAGATATGACATTGGATAGCTTACAAACTGGTTCTAATAAAACTAAGTTTAAAGTTGGTAGGATAACTGAAATTCATGCAAGTGGTTATAGTGACGAGGATTATGGAAGAGTGTTAATGATAGACGAGTTCGGCTCTATGTTCTATGCAGGGCATTGGTATTATAACTTCACAGAATGTCTAGAAGATGATAACGAAGATAATTTTACTAACACAAATGATCATGTAACCTCATTCATACCAGTATTTAACCAACCAGAGCCATTAATGCCTAGAGGATATATACATTCTGGTGCATCTTACCAAGAAAATGGTTGGATAATTATGTCTAAGAGTGGCTATGTTTACTCAGGAGGTTATGATGGGTGGAATCAATCGGGAACTCCAACAGGTTTACATGGGTTCTTCCATCTACATCAAAACTGGAACGCTTAATTATGGCTACACCAACTTGGACTAAATTCTATAAGTACGCACTTACAGGAACAACTGAATCATGGGGAGTAGGTTTATCTATGATCGACTCTACCAAAGATGTCGCATATCAATGTCTTGATGCAGAGGGCTATTTAGTAGCAGTAGATGGCTTTGACCCTGCTAACTATGTAAATAGCACCTGTACTCTTACTGAGATTACAGATGCTACTGAATTAGCTAACGCTAAAAAAGATTTAGGTATTACTTAGGTAAGTACGACTTTAAAATAGATTTACATTTAGGACACTCAAGGATGGATACACTTTGGTATTCTTCATCCTTTGAGTCCTCGTCTCCTATCCAAATCAATTCTGATCCGCAATGGAAGCAAGTGCATTTCATTAGAAGATACTGGATCTACTTAATCTATCTTCAACCTTAGCTCTAAACGCTGGATCTTTTTTGTATCTAGGATCATTCATTGCCTCTTCTAATTGAGCAGTACTTTCAAACTTATCACTTGAATAAGTTGCAGCTTTACCAGAGATTAGATTAGGCTCGTTACCTACAGAATTTGCGTACCTGGCATGAAGTCCAGCAACAGTTAACTTAACTGTTTCTAAGTCTCCGCTAATACCTTTAGAGTAAGCTGCTTTTTCTGCATCAGTTAAGTTATCTCTAGCCCAATACTGCATAGCAGTAAAAGCTTCTTCTCCTCCGTATGTATTCTTAATAGCTACAAGGTCAGATTGCAATACAGTAGCTTCATTCCTTAAACCATTTAAGTGCGCATCTACTATTCCTCTAGGGATGCCAGCCTTCTCTAGCTCTTTGTAATGCTTTTCTGTGATCTCTCCATTCTCTTGCCAGTAATCATTCATCTTTGAATAATCAACTCCAGCTTCTTCGAGAATGTTACCTACTGCTTCTCCATAAATTTCCTGAGCAGTTTGTGGTTCTCCTGGAGGACGTTGTTGGTTAGCTTTTAATTCCTGGTAGGCAGCAAGTAAATCTTCTTGTGACTCGAACTCGCCTCCTATTAATTGTTCCTCCTGGGCTATTGCGTTTTCTTTTTCAAGATCCGCTTCGGCTTGCTTTAGCTCTTCTAATGCAGCTTGATTATCTTCCGATAAGGAAGGTGTACCCTGGTCGGTAATAGTAATTGGTTCTGGCATAATTAATTAATTAATTGTTTTTAAACTCCTCAACCATTTCGGGTGTAATAGTAATTTCTCTAGGGAGATCGGGAGAGTCAGTTGTGACTTCCGCTTTACTAAGTGGCGGTTGGGATGTTGTTGAGGTTGGGGAGGGCTGCGTTACCTTGCTCTCCTTCTCCTCCTGATTGGATTTGGGGACCATAAGGACTACCTGGTTGTGTAAAGTTATCTGCTATTTTGCCAGCAGCAGGGCTTGTCATCATATTACTCATCATTTCCTGTTGTTGCATTTCTTTCTCCGCCTGGGCTGCTGCTTGCTGCTCTTCTTGTAATTGCTGAGGAGTCTTAACTAAGTTAGTTACATCAATAGAACTACTTGCTGCTAACCTTCTTAATGCTTCTTCCATGTTGATATACTTCTCTATTGTCTCTTTGCCTAACGTATCTGTTGCAGCTCCAATAAATTCAATTAATTTATTTCTGTCGTCTCCTCTACCTACAGCTTCTAAACCTGTAACTGGTTTAGGCATCATCAAATCTTTTCCATCTGGTCCTTTAGGAAAGTCAGGTATCTTATTTGTTCTTTGCATTATATATATCAACCTACGAACTAAAGGTAGTTGCAGTTCTTGGGTTAATACAGAATACAAACCAGCTAGACTTTCATCTAACGACTCGGCAACATAACGTATCTCTTCGGCTGTAACTCTTTCGGCCTGTCTTTGTACTGCGCTATTAAATAAGAAAGCAAACTCAAGCCTGGCTTCGATCCTATCTATAGTATTGTTTGCCAGGCTCATATCATTTAACTTACCCTGGCTTTGTAAAACTGTAACGTCTTGCGCATTGCCCTGGATGATAGCTCCATTCTCGGCATTGCTTAAGGCTCTTGGCCTTGTAGTGCCATTGGGATTTACCATAAATAAAATTTTACTCATGGCTGCACTAGCCTCCAATACTGCCTGATACAAATTATCAAGAGCAGAAAGGTCGCCATACCATTGCTCTATGTATGAACGTCCGTAGTCCTCTCCGTCCATTGATTGAAAACGTAGTGGGATGAATGGACTACATTCCCTCGGACTCATACCATTAGTCCCTGGAACTGGTTTACCTTTTACCTCTTGATACCAATGACACTTATCATCTTTGTATTTAACGCAAGTATAAATTTTTACGTCTTTCTTCCCATAATCCTTATCGTATTGCTTTGTATCCGAAGGGGATAGAAAACCTTTTGGAAGTAACTTAGGACTTACTTCCTCTTCTATTATTATTTCTTCTACGTTACCCATTGGATCTCTGGTAACTGTATATCTTTCAAGATGCAGTACTCGAATACCAGTTGGGTTTACATATAACAATACATTCCCTGCAATAACTAATTGTTTAAATGCTTCATACAATGCTGCTCTTGCGGATAATGTTTCAAGCATTGTATTAACTGCTAACTCTACCTTTACACAAGCGCTATCTAGTTCTGTCTTTTGTTGCGGATCAACGTCCTGGAGTCTAAGTGCTAAGTCATCTATCTCCAACTTAAACATACTTGTATTAGGAGGGAAGAGAGATAGCCCTAGCTTATTAGCAATATTGGCAACCCCTCTAGCTCCTACGCTTTGATGAGGTGTAGTTATCCTAGCCCTAGCTGAACCAGAATATTGTGTATCTGGAAACTCGAAAGGTATAGTAACCTCTGCACACTTTCTCGCTATATCCGCATAAGGATTACGCTTTGATTTTTGTTGTTCGTACTTAGACGCTACAGTAATTCCTTTCTTCTCCATATCGGAGTAGGACTTACCTGTAGCATCCAAGTCACTTGTTAGTGTGACTTCCATTTATTTAAGGTATTTGTAAACCTGAGCCAGAAAGTAAATCTGTTCTTAATCTCTTTCTGCCATATCCCCTACGCTGTTGCGCAGCTCCTAGTCCTGGATCTCCTCCAGGTATTTCAAGTGCTGCTGCTGGACGTTGAGCTGTTGCCGAAGGTGGCGGAGCAGAAGGAGCAGAAGCAATCTTTTCTTGCTCTGCTTGTCTTGCCTGTTGATCGGCTCTTGTTTGTTCGTACTGTCTCTTTTGTTCAGCGATTTGTTCTCGCTGTACCTTAAGCATTTCGTCCGTCCTATCTGGTGGACGAGATCCTCCGCCTCCGCACATAGCTAACTCCGTAACGTGTTACTTTGCTCATCATAAACGGAAATTAACATTTTTACCACGCTTCTTTGCCCTGCGTTATACCAAATCTGCCTATCTTTAGTATCTATATCTGGACATTTCTCTGGATATATCTCATTTAGTTTCTTAATTAATGCTTCATCAATAGGTGGGAACAGGTCGTCAGCTTCCATAAACAATGCTAAGTTATACATATATTACTTATTTATTATGGCTAGGAAAGGCTTGTATTACAACATAAACAAAAGAAAGAAAGCTGGTACAAGTAGAAGCAAGAAGGATAGTACTATATCTCCTCAAGCTTACGCTAATATGCAAGCTGGCTTTCCCAAAAAGAAAAAGAAAAACCCTCTCGAACTATAATTTTTTCTTTGGCGACCACAATTTAATTTTACCTGTATTCAAATTAATATCTTCTTGTCTTAATATCCTGGATAATCTTGCGTTTAGTAATGCGTCAGCATAAGTTAGCTTTTGTTTTTTATATGCTTCGACTACCTTCTCCCACATATCCTCTAGCTTGATACTATCTCCTAGTATCTTGTCAGCTCCTACTAAACCTACACCTGGAATACCTTTATAGTTATCAGTTGGATCTCCGCTACACGCTTGCTTCATCCAGTTTCTATCCGCTTGTCTTTTAGTTATGAGTTCGAGGTCGTCTCCAGCTAATAGTTTGCAGGGTATAGTTCTCATATCTTTATCAACACTTACTATTACTGGATCATCATATGTTTTTGATGTAGCAAGTATCCCAAGTACGTCATCCCCTTCACAGTTAGCGTATCTTATTGACTCCCATTCCTCTTCCATCCATTCTATTAATGGTTTAAATACTGTAGGCTTACGCTTTGTTATCCTGTTTGCTTTATAGTCCTGGTATATTTCATGCCTAAATGTAGGGTATGAACTAAATGTCATCACTACCTTTTCATCTTCAGCTATTTCAATAAAGCCTTTTAGTTTTGTTTCAACTACTTTAGTTGCATCACTTAAAAAAGAATGAGTAGTCCATACATTAATATCCCACTCAACTACTTGTTCTACTGCGCAAGCTGCTGTAAAAGCTAGATGATCTCCGTCAATTAATAAAGTCATAATAAAAAATCAGTAAGGGAGGCAGATAGTCTGCCAGTTTTCTCGTTGTATTCGAGCTTGTCAGCCCGACCTAATGTACCGCTATGCCTATTCTTTAATACTTTTAACTGTAGTTCGTTTGATGTTGCCTCGTCTTGCTGCGATCTAATACCACATATAACCAAATCAGATAACTGAGCTATGCTCGAACTCCCTCTTAAACTTTGTAGGTTAACGTCTCCCCCTTCCTCTGCTGGCTTACCATCCGTCCTTCTTAAGTGACTAACCATAACTAAACCTACTCCAGTTTTTTCTACCACTTGTCTTAGTTTGGTGCAGCATACATCTATTTGTTTTCTCTCGTCTCCATCACTTAGTCCACTCACTACCAGGGAAATGTGATCCAGGAATATAACGTCACATTCCTCGCCAGTTGCCATGTATGTTATCTGATCTATTAATCGGTCAGGATCTAGTGAGCCAAAGTGTTGAAGCAATATAAAATTATTGTCGCTAAATAAATAATCAAATGCTTGTCTTAATTCATCCTGGTCTACCGCTTTCTCGTCCAGGTGTAATGGTTTGTTAAGTGCAATAGATAGTATGCCTTGTAAACTTCTCTTGCTACTTTCTTCTAATCCAATCCAACCTACCTTAAGTCCATTGACTAGAAAGTGATGCGCCAATTCCCTACATAGTAGGCTCTTGCCAACCCCTGTTCCAGCGCAGATAGTAGTGAGACTTTGTTTACGAAAACCACAACATATTCTATTTAGTTCTGGGAAGGGATAACTACATACTTTCGAGGTATCTTCCTTAATTAAATCTTCCCATAAACTGTAGGCAGAGTGTATGTTGTCGGGTCTGACAGGGCTTGCTTTCCAGAGCAAGTCTTTAAGTAACTCGCCTTCCCCTGCGAGGAGCATTTCATTAGCATCCTTTCTTGGTAGGTTTGCGATAGCTGCCTTACCAGTAGGTAAGACTTTTGCAACCTTTTCGGCAGCATCCAAACCAGGTGCGTCCGAGTCAAAACAAATAACTATACGGACGAACTGAGATAACCATGATAAATTTGCAGCTACATACTTCGTAGCAGATTGCGCACCCGAAGGCAAACTAACTACAGGAAACTTGTTACCTTGCACCTGGGATACAGACATTGCATCTATCTCTCCTTCAGTAATAACTACAAAAGTCTGACCAGTATTATGTTGTCTCCATAAATCCTGACCCCACAGTTTTATATCGTTTAACTCTCCTTGCCATATAAATCTTTTGTCTCTAAACCTTATATGCTGTGCTGATAATACACCGCTTTGATTCTTGTAGCTGGCTACTTGGCAATCAGCTCCATTAAAACTAGCTATGCCATAACCAAATAGTTCGCAAGTCTCCTTAG